GCGAGTTGGAGCATCTCTGCGCCCGGACTTGCACCCACCTTGGAGTAATAGAGGGTGGATGATAGGGCTTGTACCCTACCCCCCCTCGCCGATCCAGGTGTTTCTGAATCTTGTTGAAGATCCAGTAACAATCGGATTTGAGGTATGTCAAGGTAGTTTAACCTTGACCAATTCTGTGTTTTACGCACAGAATCGTATACGTCAAACCTACATGTGGGAATGGATACCCACTCCTCACAAGTCTTCATCCATCGTGTTGTGATCATAGTATCACTACTAGGAACCAACCCGTATGATTGACACAACTGCTTTGTATACTCCAACTGTAACCGGTTGGAGCTTATAATAGTTGTATCATCTCCGGTGATGGAGGTGAAGGACCATTTGGTACCTGTCCAGGTTCTTGCGATCCTACTCAGGGCCAAAATGGTTAGGGAGAGTATCACTTTCGTGATGGGATCACCCATGAGACAACCCCTTTGTGTTTGTAACAAAAGGTCCTTCCCATCATAGACGTTCCGAGGCATGGTAAGGAGTTTTATACACTCCTCACTGTACCACTTGGGTGCCCCCAAGGCATCGGTGAGTGACCGTAAGGTAACTCTTACGGTCGACCACGGAAAATGGTCTGTGGCCTCATCGAGATCCATACTTAGACAGTATGTCTTCATATGGTGGAGTTCTCTATACTCTATATCCTCGATGATGGCCCCGAACCTCGGATCTTGGTTGGACATGGACTTACAAAAGTCCCAGCCCGACCTTCCCGAAGTAACCCCGATGGCTAGTTCCGGAACTAGCTTCATGAATTTGAGAAGAATGTGGCTCATGGGGAACAGACAGTTGGAGTGGATGAAGCTGGAGGAGGTTACTCCCCTAGCTTTTAATCCCATCTCCGGAAGGATTGTGAGATTTACATCTCCGACACCCTCACTGTTCCTCTCCCGTAGGCAATAGAAGAATATTCTATCACCTACGGAGTCATAATCGACTTCGCCGGTTACTTCACCTGTTTCCAGGTTAATTTCTGGAACTGGAGAGCGGTCCGCAAGGACCTCTCGCGCTTGCCCCAGCTTGCCCAAGTGAGCTGATGGACACTCACGACAAGCCGAAAGAGATAGGCTTATCGTGGCTTCACCTCGGAGGTGTTCCCACCTCGCTCCAGATTCCTTTACGATCTGAACTATCTCATCGTAAAGTTCAGATTCCTGTGCTGGGTGCAGCCCAGGATCTGGCTGACTGAGGGTGTGAAGGATTTTAGTCCTTGACTCCTCAATCAGAATCTTGGAGGGAAAACCAATGTTTCGAGTTTGGCAGAATGTAGCGATTCGCCACATTCCAAGCTTAGAGAACCCAGGTTCCCTAATCTTAAACCTCTCGAACCATGAAAATTCCCGAGGGATTCCAGGGAGCTCGGTGTCTTCACACCAGGCCTTTAAAAGGTCTTTCTTGAAGCGTTTAAGCTTCTTTCCCTGAATATCAAGGCTCCTGAGAAAGTTGGATAGTAACGATGTTGCTATCTGATTAATCTCATCACTTTCCCAGGAGTGGTCTGGAAAGGCCAAGAACAGTGACATTAACTGACCATCCACCGATTGGAGGATGTTCTTTAATGTCCCCTTTTCCCCATGTTGGACCGCAAGGTCCTGATTTTGGGGTTTAAGGAGTCTGAACCACCAAGTCGCGTGGAGTAACACCCCGCGGACAAAGTGGGCCTTGCGACAGCCCTTGTTCTTACCCGCCCTTCCGGGCGAGTAAAGAAATTTGTGTCTACCATTGAGGCCAACACGGAAACGTGTAGACCACAAATTTAGGTAGGGGAACAGAACCTCACGGCTCTGGACTCCCCCAGTCACATCTAAGGACTTGAGCAAACCAAGGAAAGCTTCCCAGCTTTTCTTTTGGTGATGGCTTTCGGACGGCCTAGAAACTGAGACCGAACGACGACCCGCAACCCCAACAACGCAGGCTTGTGAAAGCCAGCAGTTGCTGG